TCACACTGAATTTCCTTTAACATAGCGAAGCACCCTCCCTTCCTCAATTAATTCAATTTTACCTAATGCAAACAAACAGTTTAAAGCACTTAGAAAATCAGCTAAGTCCTTTTTACGAGAAGCTGTTATTTCAAACAACTCTTTAGGGGACATGTCCTGTTGCGTTAATGCCTCTAAGATATCCGGAAAAAGAGCAATAACGCTATTAGTATAGGGAATTACTTTATTTGGTAACCTCATCGAACACCTCACACCTTTGTACGAAGTAGGAGATTATAATCTCACACGCTCCTCTATATTTGCGGCCTGTCTTTTCAAACAATGTTTCAACAAGCAGATAGTAAATTTCGCTTTGTGATATATGTGATTCACTTGCATCTTCATACATCCGTCTAATGCTTTTAGCAAACCTATCAACGTTTAATCTGTTTTCACCAGCTAGCCGATATAATGAATCGTTTACCCCCTCATATAACTGCCTGACATCAAACAGCACCCGATCCTTCAACCGCTTTTCGGTAATTTTATTCTCAACCTTAACAGGCTTGATTTTTAGCTGTGTATCATCGGTAACATCCATTAAATCTACTTCCCGAAGTACTTGTTCAATTTGTTTTTCTAGTGTATATCGCGAAGTAGCATCCCTTGCTATCATAAGATTTTCCAGGTCACGCTTGTCCGAAAGCAAAGCCAATTTCTCTTCTTCGGAGGCACTCTGGATTTCGCGTTCACACTCAACACACAGAAGCACTTCATCCGTTTCTGAAAGGCGAACGACTTTAGCGTAGTTAATGTCATTGCCTTCTTTTTTAATACCTAAAACTCTTCCGCACTTTTGGCATTTGCCCCCTGTTTCTGCAAGCAACACGAGAGAGTGGGCGTCAATCGCAATTTCGTAAGCAGTCTCTGGAATCAAATTACTATATGCCGTAATGAAGCTTATGTCTAATTTTTTATCTTCAAAGGAATGTATGTACTCATCTGTTATCTCACTAACACTGCCTTCGCAATTTCGATTTTCGACGTAAAGCACTGTATAAAGTAGGATTCCTGCAAGGAAGTCCTCCAATACAAAGGAATTACGCTTTATGATATCTTCCTTTGTCATGCGGTTTACTATTTCAACAATTGTATCAGGCTCGATAGAGTTATCAGATGCAATAATGTCTTTTAGGGCTAAAACGATTAGGCTTCTCTTATTACTATTCAACATCTGGAGAATGTTTTGCTTAAAGTAATCTGAAATATCGTGAGGATCTACATCAGGAGCTGTTTCAGTTACTATTGGGGATAAATTTTTTTTGCCTAGTATTAAATCTGAAACGGTACCATCTTCACCACTAATATCATAAGTGGGCGCAATAGAAAGAAGCATGGTACCACACAATCGTTTTTGTGTAACTCTTTTAGCCATGCATTTCTTTAAAATTGTTGCAAAAGTACCAAAGCATAACTTTTTCATACATTGCGCCCCCTTCAATAATTTTATTTCTTCGGAGTATCATCATCGATGTAGTCAACGATATCGCCTATGTTAACTTCAAGAGCTTTACAGATTCTTCCTAACACATCCATGCTTACCGGTAAATCTTTACCCATTTTTGCTAACGTTGTTGAAGTTAAATTTGTTCTTTCCATTAAATCCTTTTTCAACATCTTTTTATCAATTAAAAGCTTCCATAGTTTATTATAACTAAATGCCATTTTTAACGCCCTCCAAGCACTATTGGATGGTTTTTATTGATGCGTATTTACTAATTATAGCAATTTACTAAGCGAATTTCAATCAATAATCTAAAAATACTAAGTATTTCTTTACAAATGCTTAGTTTTTTTGTCGTGATGTAAAAAAAGAATTTGCGGAGTATCAGCGGAGTGTCAGCAGAGTGCCAGCTGAGGATTTAAGACGCCCAAATTATTAGAATTTAAATAGATGGTAAGACAAGCTTACTTTAGCAAATAGAAAAACTTGACCGCTTACCAGCTACAAAAAAATATATCAAATGCCTGATTTGCAATAAGGGCAAAGGATACATATTGCAACGTTTCAGTCCGTTTAGGATTGTTATGCGTTGCAATAGAAGTACCTTACCTTGTTGCGATCATTTTCAGGATATAAGGGTCTGTGTACTTCTAGTACAGGCCTATTTTTGTATCCTTTGCCGCCAGTGCAATCCGGCGGAAAGGATGCAAAATGAAAATTAGAATTCTGTATGACAACAAACCTACCTATCTGGAGGTGCCAGACGAGGACTGCACTGTAATGATTGATGCGGATTATGAAGACAGGCTATCTTCTGCTGAAGATAAAGAAACTGTAACTCGACGATCTGTCCAAGAAATTATAGATGAGCGGTTCAATAAGCCGGAATATAACAACTGGCATAAATTTGATAGACACAGGGGCATGCCCAAGAAGCCATTTCGCAAGGATGACGAGGCTGAAGATGAAATCGATCATATGGACTATTTTCCTGATAACTCAGATGAAGAGGCTCGGGAGAAGCAGGCAGAGTATGAATATATCTGTGAAATTATTCGCAAGAATCTCAAAGAAAAACAGGCAGAACTTCTCATAGCTATCGTCATGGATGGCATTTCTGTAACAGAATATGCAAGGCGTGAAGGGGTTACAGTAGGTGCCATTTCACATCGCATGGAAACTGCAATGAAAAATTTCAAAAAAGTTTTTCCTAAATCCTCAACTTTCCCCTCTTCTCAAGGCTAAAAGGTAGAGGGCAGTACATAAACGCTCTCGGAAAGAGGTGAAGAACATGAAACACAATTTGAAAATCAGTGTTTCAAAACATCCACAGTCTGGCGGGATTGTTTCCTGTCGTAATGTCACCATTAGGGAGCGTTTCCTTCGTTTCTTACTTGGTGATAAGCAGAAACTGACTATCCTTGTTCCAGGTGATACCGTACAGGAACTCGCTATCTGTGAGATTAAGGAGGGAGGAATAAGTCATGAGCAAAATCAAGTTAATCCTTGATGTGGTTTCTGATATGCGTTCTTTGGCAGACAGCATACAGGCGGTTGCAGAAGTAATGGCGGGCAATGAACCTGTCGAAACAAAAGAACCGACTACAACTGTAAAAGAGCCTAAACCAAAGAAAAAAGAAATCACATTGGAGGAAGTCAGAGCGAAACTCGCTGAAAAGAGTCAAGCCGGTCTTACTGCTGAAGTGAGGGAGATTATAAAAAAATATGGCGGCTCTAAATTAAGTGAAGTTGATTCAAAACATTATGCAAATATGCTGAAGGACGTGGAGGTACTTGGCAATGAGTGATCACGCAGTACTTTCCGCATCTGGGTCGCATAGGTGGCTTCACTGTCTTCCGTCTGCAAGATTGGAACTGGAGTTTGTAAATAACGAATCCAATGCAGCAGCCGAAGGTACCGCCGCCCATGCTCTTTGTGAACATAAACTTAAAAAAGCACTTCATATGAGAAGTAAGCGTCCTATCTCGGATTATAACACCGATGAGATGGAAGAACACAGTGATGCTTATGTGGAATTTGTAATGGAGCAGCTTGAAATAGCGAAGCAAAGCTGTACGGACCCGCTGGTACTTATTGAACAACGTCTTGATTTTTCTTGCTATGTGCCGGAGGGATTCGGAACGGGTGACTGCATCATCATTGCCGATAAAGGGCTTCATATTATCGATTTTAAATATGGCATGGGGGTGCTCGTAGATGTGGTGGATAACCCGCAGATGAAACTGTATGCACTTGGAGCTTTGGAAATCTACGATAGACTATATGACATTGAGGAGGTTTCCATGACCATCTTCCAACCACGTAGGGAGAATGTCAGCACATGGACTATATCCGTAAAGGAATTAAAAGACTGGGCAGAAAATGAACTAAAACCAAAGGCATTGATGGCCTATGACGGTGAAGGTGAATATCTTCCAGGTGAGTGGTGTACTTTCTGCCGAGCTGCTGTTAAATGCCGTGCAAGAGCAGAAGAAAAGCTGAAACTGGCACAGTCGGAGTTTAAATTACCACCTCTACTTACGGACGCTGAAATTGAGGAAGTCCTTGCTAAATTGACAGACCTTACGAAGTGGGCAAACGAAATCATTTCTTATGCCACGGATGCTGCAGTCAATCACGGTAAAGAGTGGCATGGGTTTAAGATAGTTGAGGGTAGGTCTGTCCGTAAATATAAAGATGAAGATGCTGTGGCTGAAGCAGTCAAGGCAAATGGCTATAAGGATATCTACCGTCAGAGTCTCATTACATTAACAGAAATGCAGAAGTTAATGGGTAAGGCAAAATTTGAGGAAATTCTCGGTGGCCTCATACATAAACCACCGGGCAAACCGACGCTAGTCCCACTTTCAGATAAGCGTCCGGTTATGAATGTATCAAACGTAAAAAATGAATTTAACGAAATAACGGAGGTATTGGAATATGAATAATCAAAACAGAACTAAGGTTGTTACAAGTGTAAATACAAGGCTAAGCTATTTTCATGGCTGGGAACCGGTATCCATCAATGGCGGAGCGGAAAAGTACAGCGTTTCAGTACTGATTCCCAAGACAGATAAGGAAACCATCAATGCAATTAATGCAGCAGTAGATGCAGCTATTGAAGAGGGCATTGCAAAGTTTGGAGGTAAGAAACCGAATAAGGCTGCCATCAAGTTGCCGCTTAGGGATGGGGACGTGGAGCGTGACGACGAGGCTTACAAAGGTCATTATTTCGTAAATGCCAACAGCAATACTCCACCTCAGATTGTAGACAAAGCGGTCAGACCTATTCTAGATCGTAATGAGGTGTACAGCGGTTGCTATGCGAGAGTATCCCTTAATTTCTATGCTTTCAACTCAAATGGAAATAAGGGCGTAGCCTGTGGACTTGGCAATATCCAGAAGGTAAGGGACGGAGAGCCTTTAGGTGGCAGAACTAATGCTGCGGATGATTTCACCACTGTTGAAGATGATGATTTCCTGGCATAACAGATAAATAATTAGACAGACGAGGTGGCGGAGGAAGTTCTTCTGCCACTTTGTTTGTATTCGAAAGGACGGTAATATATGAATTCTATTTCTGTTGACATAGAGACGTTTTCGAGTGTCAATCTTCAAAAATGCGGAGTTTACCGTTATGTCGAGAGTGATGATTTTGAAATTCTGCTGTTTGGCTATTCCATTGACAATGGCGAAGTACAGGTTATTGATCTTGCCTGTGGAGAGGAAATCCCGGAGGAGATTATCAATGCCCTCATGGATAATTCCGTAACCAAGTGGGCTTTTAATGCAATGTTCGAGCGTGTTTGTATATCGAAATGGCTTAATCTTTCAGAATATCTTGACCCTGTATCATGGAAGTGCTCCATGATATGGTCGGCATATATGGGACTTCCTCTTTCTCTAGAAGGTGTCGGTGCTGTTTTAGGATTGGAAAAACAAAAGCTAACTGAGGGTAAAGACTTAATCAGATACTTTTGTACACCTTGCACTCCTACAAAATCAAATGGAGGTCGAGTACGAAATCTGCCGGAACATGATTTGGATAAATGGGAGCGTTTTAAAGCCTATAACCTTCGTGACGTGGAAGCCGAGATGTCTATAAAGCAGAGATTATCCAAGATTCAGATGCCAGAGAATATATGGGCGGAATATCATCTTGACCAGGAAATCAATGATCGTGGCATTGCCATTGATATGACCTTTGTCAAACAGGCTGTCGCAATAGATGAACATACCCGTGAAAAGCTAACTGCTCTTATGCAGGACATGACTAATCTAGAGAATCCAAACTCGGTGCAACAAATGAAAGGTTGGCTTTCAGAGAATGGGTTAGAAACAGATACCCTTGGTAAAAAAGCAGTTTCAGAGATGTTAAAGACAGCACCTGAACCACTAGGCACTGTTTTGGAGCTTCGTCAGCAGCTTGCTAAATCATCTGTGAAGAAATACACAGCAATGGAAAATGCGGTATGCCATGACGGTCGTGCTAGAGGGATGTTTCAATTTTACGGAGCCAACAGAACGGGCAGGTTTTCTGGGCGGCTGATTCAATTGCAGAACCTCCCTCAAAACCATATGCCTGATTTGGAACAGGCCCGTGCTTTAGTTCGTAGTGGAAACTTTGATGCCCTCACTCTGCTCTATGATTCCGTACCTGAGGTCTTATCGGAACTTATCCGTACTGCTTTTATACCCCGTGATGGAATGAAGTTTATCGTTGCAGACTTCTCAGCGATTGAGGCTCGTGTCATTGCCTGGCTTGCAGGTGAGAAATGGAGAACAGAGGTATTCCAAAAGGGTGGTGACATCTACTGTGCCAGTGCCTCTCAGATGTTTAATGTACCTGTTGAAAAACACGGTGTGAACGGACATCTTCGTCAAAAAGGCAAAATAGCCGAACTTGCACTCGGCTATGGTGGGTCTGTTGGAGCATTAAAATCGATGGGTGCTTTAGAGATGGGAATTGAAGAAGAAGAACTTCAGCCTCTTGTAAATGCTTGGAGACAGTCCAACCCCAATATCACAAAACTTTGGTGGGATGTTGACCGTGCGGTAAAAACCTGTGTTAAGCAGAAAACTCCCACAGAGACACACGGCATTCAATTTATATATCAAAGTGGAATGCTCTTTATTGTTCTTCCTTCCGGTAGACGGCTTGCCTATGTAAAACCTCGTATGGGAGAGAATGTTTTTGGCGGTGAGTCGGTTACTTATGAAGGTGTCGGCGGAACGAAAAAATGGGAAAGAATCGAAAGCTACGGACCCAAATTTGTAGAGAATATTGTTCAGGCAATCAGCCGTGACATTTTGTGCTACGCCATGCAGACATTAAAGAATTGTTCTATTGTGGCTCATGTACATGATGAAATTATTATCGAAGCAGATATGAGAATGTCACTTCCTACCGTTTGTGAACAGATGGGACGAACACCAAGCTGGGCAAAAGGTCTGTTACTTAGTGCTGATGGCTATGAGTGTCAGTTTTATCAAAAAGATTAAATTAATTTTTCAAAATCCTCAACATTCATTACCTCCTGTGGCTATTAGGTAGAGGAACTTTCCTCTGACTAAATTACAGGAGGTAATTCGTATGGACGAATTAGTAAGAATCAACTATGAAAATCATCGACCAACCGTACTCGGTCGTGATTTACATGAAGCCTTGGAAGTCAAGACAGCGTATAAGGACTGGTTTCCAAGAATGTGTGAGTATGGATTTGAGGAAGGGTCAGACTTTAGCTCATTTTTGAGCGAAAGTACTGGAGGCAGACCAAGCGTAGATCATCAGCTTACCATCGACATGGCAAAAGAGCTATGCATGATACAGCGTACTCCAAAAGGAAAGCAGTGCCGCCAATACTTCCTTGATATTGAGAGGAAGTGGAATTCACCAGAGGCAATCATGGCAAGGGCACTACAGTTAGCCAATCAACAGCTAACTCAAATAAGACATCAAAATAAACTGCTTGAAGGTACGATTGCTGTTCAGAATCAACAGATTACAGAAATGAAACCGAAGGTGTCCTATTATGATGTGGTTCTAAATTGTAAAGACCTTATTTCCACATCGGCAATTGCTAAGGATTATGGCAAGTCTGCTATATGGATGAACCGTTATCTTCATGATAAAGGCATCCAGTTCAAGCAGGGTGACATCTGGCTTTTATATCAGAAGTATGCGGAGAAAGGCTACACCAGTACCAAAACACATAGCTACCTTGGCAGTAAAGGAGAACAACATACAAAGGTTCATACTTACTGGACACAAAAAGGCAGACTCTTCATTTATGAACTTATGAAGGCAGACGGTATCTTACCACAGATAGAAATGGAGGGTGCGTAATGGGAATCAACAAATTCAATCCTGAGGGTTACCATGATCCAACTCCTCATGAAGCACTGACCAACATAATGAGAAAGGAAAAGGCAGATAAAAAATCTGCCTTTAAGCCGCTTGTATATATTTGTTCTCCCTATTCCGGTGATATAGAAGGGAACGTTGAAAAGGCTCGTAGCTTTTGTAGATTTGCCTTGGAGCAAAATTGTATACCAATTGCTCCGCACCTTATGTTTCCGCAGTTTATGGATGATGAAAACCTAAATGAACGGGAACTTGCAATTTTCATGGATATCGTGCTCATGGGAAAGTGCTCTGAGGTATGGGTGCTTGGGAACATCATCTCAAGCGGTATGACAAGGGAGATTGAAGTAGCTAAAAAACGCAGACAGACGGTCAGATATTTTAATCCGGAGTATAAGGAGGTCGAAAGGCTATGAAAATCGCAGTGGGCAACAGCCGGATGGATAAAAAGTGGAAAAACAGTGATGTTTCATGGGAGGATTTTTGCTCCCGTGTAAAAACGACACAACGTACCACAGAAACGGTAGAGGAATATCGGAAACTTAAAAAAGGCCAACAGGATGACATCAAGGATGTAGGCGGCTTTGTCGGAGGGCATCTAAAAGAAGGAAGGCGAAAGAAGGGTAATGTTCTATGCCGCTCTTTGCTTACCCTTGATATGGACTACGGTAAGCCGGATATCTGGGAGCAAATATCAATGCTTTTCGATTTTAAATGCTGCGTCTACTCCACCCATAAACACACACCAGAAAATCCAAGACTTAGGCTTATTATTCCACTTGCTCGTGAAATCAGCGAAGAAGAATATGCAGCCGTTGGACGTATGGTGGCAAAAGAAATCGGTATTGACCTTTTCGATGACACGACATATGAAGCGCATCGCCTTATGTATTGGCCATCCACATCCTCAAATGGTGAATTTGTCTATGAAGAACAGGATGGAGCATTACTTGATCCTGATATTATTTATCTTTCAAAATATGAAAACTGGCATGATACATCAACTTGGCCGGTATCAAGCAGACAGTCTGAAGTTATTAATCGCAGTCTTAAGGAGCAGGCAGACCCGCTTTTAAAGGAGGGTGTGGTAGGAACATTCTGTCGTACCTATTCCGTTTGTGAAGCAATTGAGAAATTCTTAGGTGCAGTATATACCCCATCTGCTATGGAAGGCCGCTATGACTATATCCCGGCTGACAGTAGTGCAGGTGTGATTATCTATGATGATAAGTTCGCATACAGTCACCATGCCACCGATCCGGCAAGCGGTCTACTCTTAAATGCTTTTGACCTTGTTCGCATTCATAAATTCGGTTCTTTAGATGATAAGGTCTCCACTACTACGGCTCCCGGCAGGATGCCGTCTTTTGTAGCAATGTGTGAGTTTGCCATAAAAGACGATGCAGTGAAAGCAGAGTTTGCCAAGGAAAGACAGGCTAAAGCTGAAGAGGAGTTTAGCGATGAAGATTGGCAGACGGGATTGGAACTGGATAAGCAAGGGCGAATAAAAGACACACTAGACAACATTGTCCTAATTATTCGGCATGATGGGAATTTACAACATATAGCTTTTAACTGCCACCGTGATGGTATTGATGCCAAAGGTGGTTTGCCTTGGGAACAGATTAAGGCTGGCTGGAATGATTCAGATAACGCATTACTTAAAGTGTACTTAAGCAGTATGTATGGAGTTTATTCTCCTACTAAGACCAAGGATGCAGTGGTAGCTGTAGCTACGGAGAGAGCCTACCATCCTATTAAGGAGTATCTGAACTCCCTGCCAAAATGGGATGGTATTAATCGGGTGGAAAACCTGCTTATTGATTATTTCGGTGCAACGGATAATTCCTATACAAAAGCAGTCATTCGTAAAACTATGGTTGCAGCGGTAGCCCGTATTTATAGACCAGGTACAAAATTTGACAGTGTGCTTATCTTAAACGGACCCCAGGGCATCGGTAAGTCTACCTTTTTTGCCAAACTTGCTGGAGATTGGTTTTCGGACAGTTTGACCATTACGGATATGAAGGATAAAGCAGGTCCTGAAAAATTGCAGGGATATTGGATGTTGGAACTGGGTGAGCTTGCCGGAATGCGTAAGACCGATGTGGAGGTTGTTAAGTCTTTTATCTCTAGGACTGATGATAAGTACCGTGCAAGTTATGGAGTCAATGTAGAAAGCCATCCCCGTCAATGTGTGATTGTGGGTTCTACAAATGCAGAAAGCGGATTTCTTCGGGATATTACGGGCAACCGCAGATTCTGGCCAGTCCGCATTAGTGGTAACAGTAAAAAGAAAGCTTGGCAGATGACAAAAGAGGAAGTTCAGCAGATCTGGGCAGAGACACTGGTGCTTTATGAGAATGGTGAAAAACTCTACCTTGAAGGTGATGATCTACATTTAGCAACCAGTGAACAGGCTGATGCAATGGAAACCGACGAACGAGAAGGACTGGTTCGTACCTATCTGGATACCCTTTTGCCAGATGATTGGGATGCCATGTCTTTGTACGAGCGTAGAAATTTCCTTGGCGGTAGCGAGTTTGGTGGCGGCACCCGTGTTGGAACAGTAAAAAGAACCCTTGTTTGTAATATGGAGATTTGGTGTGAGTGTTTCGGTAAAGAGGCATCAATGCTAAAGCCTTCAGACTCCTATGCCATCGGTGCCATTATGAGAAAAATCAGTGAGTGGAACAAGTACACCGGGAACAAGAATGGTGTAGTGACGTTTCCTGTCTACGGAAAGCAGCGAGCTTATTCCCGAAATGAGGAACAAAGCTAAAGTTGTACCATACTTTGTTCCCAGACTTGTTCACTCGCAAATATAGATAAAGCAATAAAGAATGACGGTTTGGAACAAGTGGAACAAGAAATTACCTTTATATATAAAAGATGATAAAAAGAAGAGTGTAAGCCTTTGCATACGTATATACACGCGCGTATAGGAAAAATCGGTCAAAGTTGTTTTCTTGTTCCGAGCCTTTATATAGGAGGAATTTATGCTTGAAAAAGTTATCGAAAAGAAACTGGTGGCGGCGATAAAAAAGATGGGAGGTATTGCGGCGAAGTTTGTTAGTCCTGGTTTAGATGGAATGCCAGACCGCCTGGTACTTTTGCCAAATGGGAAGATGGCATTTGTGGAATTAAAGGCTCCCGGTAAGAAACCCCGTCCGCTACAGCTTAGAAGAATAAAGCAATTACAACAGTTAGGATTTGCCTGCTATGTAATTGACAATGATGATCAGATTGGAGGGATACTCGATGAAATACAATCCTCATAAATATCAGACCTACGCGACCAACTTCATTTTAGAGCATCCCATAGCTGCAATATTCTTGGAGATGGGTCTTGGGAAAAGCGTGATTACACTTACTGCTGTATTTGACTTGTGCCTTGATAGTTTTGAAGTCGGAAAGGTTCTGGTCATTGCCCCACTCCGGGTAGCAAGGGATACTTGGCCAGCTGAGATAAATAAGTGGGAGCATCTAAAAGGACTGAAGTTTTCAGTGGTAATCGGTACAGAGCAAGAGCGTCTTTCAGCACTTAGGAAACCTGCAAGTGTCTATCTTATAAATAGAGAAAATGTAGATTGGTTGGTAAACAAAAGCGATGTTCCCTTTACTTTCGATATGGTGGTCATTGATGAGCTGTCATCCTTTAAGTCCTACGGTGCAAAAAGGTTCAAAAGCTTACTAAAAGTCAGACCAAGGGCAAAACGTATTGTGGGTCTTACGGGTACACCATCAAGTAACGGTTTAATGGATTTGTGGGCAGAGTTTCGTATTCTCGACATGGGTAAAAGACTCGGCAGGTACATAACTCACTACCGCAATTCCTTCTTTACTCCGGATAAACGTAATCAGCAGATTGTGTTTTCATATAAACCGTTACACGGGGCAGAGGACGCAATATATCGGCTCATTTCGGATATCACCATTTCCATGAAGTCAGTGGATTTTCTGAAAATGCCAGAATGCGTGATCAATGAAGTGCCTGTATATTTGAGTGAAAAAGAGCAGTCGGTGTATAACAACTTTCGTGAAGAGATGGTTCTTGCACTTGCTAGTGAAGAGATTGATGCCATGAATGCAGCAGTCCTTTCAGGCAAACTCCTACAGATGGCAAACGGTGCTATCTATGATGAAGATAAAAGTGCCCATTTCATTCATGATCGAAAGCTGGATGCCCTTGAAGATTTAATTGAAGGTGCAAATGGCAAACCTGTGCTTATTGCCTATTGGTATAATCACGATTTAGAGCGTATCAAGGCGAAATTCAAAGTCCGTGAAATTAAGACTTCCAAGGATATTAAGGATTGGAATAATGGCGATATTTCTGTAGCAGTTATTCATCCTGCATCAGCAGGACATGGTCTGAACTTACAAAGTGGTGGTTCAACTCTGATATGGTTTGGACTTACATGGAGTCTGGAACTGTATCAGCAAACCAATGCGAGACTTTGGAGGCAAGGCCAAAATGAAACGGTTGTAATCCATCACATCATTACCAAAGGCACTATTGATGAAGATGTTATGAACGCCTTGAAACGAAAGGAAAAGACACAGAACGACCTAATCAATGCGGTCAAAGCAAATCTTGGGAAAGCGAGGGAGGCGGTATGATGGACGCATTTGAAAAATTGGCGAATGCCATTATTCTACAAGCAGTTAAGGATTACCGCTTTGCACTACAAAGATTGGTGAAATATCCTCGTAATGATTCTGCTTTATATACGAAACGTGAGGTTGAGCGATTCTTCCGTTCCAGACTTTTCTCTAACATAACCTCCCTTGAACCAGAAATGTTAATTCAAAAGCTACATGAGGAGGTGGTTAGGCGATGACGGCAAAGGAATTCTTAAAGCAGGCTTACCGTCTAAATGAATTGATAAACTCCGATCTTGAGGAACTACAGAACTTAAGGGATTTATCAAGAAGTGTTTCATCCCCTGTGCTTGAGGAGAAAGTTAGTAGAACAAAGAGTACAGACCCACCTTTTGAAAAGTATGTGATAAAGATAGTAGATTTGGAGAAACAGATACAACAAGAGGTTGAACACTTGGTAAAGCTAAAGACTGATATCCGAGAGGCTATTAACAAGATGGAGAATGTAGATGAAAAGCTGTTGCTCCGCTACCGATACATCAACTTCCTTAACTGGGAAGAAATCTGCGTTAACCTTAATGTGTCAATGCGTACTGTTCACAGACTTCATTCCTTAGCTTTGCAACACTTAAAGGTTCCAAAATAAAAAGTTGGCACACTTTGGCACAGTTTGGCATACGATGACACTGTTTGTCCGTAGTGAAAGCTATATAATGGTAGTATGGAATATTCGCAAACAGCCTTCACGGGAGCACCACTCCTGCGAGGGCTTTTTCTATGGGCAAAAAGGAGGTGCAATATGCCAAAGAAACCCAAGCGACCATGTTCTTACCCTGGTTGCCCTGAGCTGACTGACGGTCGCTTCTGTGAAGAGCATGCTAAGAAAGAAGCTTCACGGTATGAGAAATATGACCGTGACCCAGCAACCCGTAAGCGTTATGGTCGTGCATGGAAAAGAATTCGTGACCGTTATATAGCCGCTCATCCTCTTTGTGAAGAGTGTAAGAAGAATGGAAAGCTGACTCCAGCAACTGAAGTCCATCACATTCTTCCATTGGCACGAGGAGGAACACACGATAAAAGTAATCTGATGGCGCTTTGTACTCCATGCCACTCTGAAATCACAGCAAGAGATGGAGACAGATGGCAAACCCGGTAAGGGGGGGGATTAAATCTCTACAGCTTTTTGATTGTGCAACGGGCGTGGGGTAACGCACGAAAAAACGCGGTTTCAAACAGGGTAATAGGACCCGACAACGAAAAGAGGTGAGTAAATGGCCAAAGACGGAACAAATCGTGGAGGTGCCCGTATCGGTTCTGGTCAAAAGAAGAAGCCACTTGCTGACAAAATAGCAGAGGGAAATCCCGGTAAAAGAAAGCTTGAAGTCGTTGACTTTAAAAATACTGCTGACCTTAAGGGGCAGGAAATGCCGCAACCAAGGGGTATGCTCTCAGCGGTGCAAAAGGACGGGAAAACCTTGTTGGCCAGTGAGATCTATGAGATTACATGGAAATGGCTAGAGGAACGAGGATGTGCCCATCTGGTGCTTCCACAGCTTTTAGAACGCTATGCTATGAGCGCTGCAAGATGGATACAGTGTGAGGAAGCAGTGACTGAGTTTGGCTTTCTTGCCAAGCACCCAACCACTGGAAATGCAATTCAAAGCCCTTATGTGGCTATGAGTCAAAACTTTATGAGTCAGACAAATAGACTATGGATGGAAATATATCAGATCGTTCGTGAAAATTGTGCTACAGAGTATTCTGGGTTAAACCCACAGGACGATGTGATGGAGAGATTGCTATCTGCCCGTAGAGGAAAATAAAGATGAGGAGATGTGAAATGAGTAAAAGATATTTAACAGCAGAAAGTGTATGTGCCGGGCATCCAGATAAATTATGCGACATTATTGCAGATAGTATTTTACAAGCATGCCTGCGAAAAGATAAGGCATCACGTGTGGCTTGTGAGGTTATGGCGACCAAGAGAAGAATTATCGTGGCGGGCGAGATCTCCTGCAGCGAGAAAGTTGACATTCGTTACATTGTTAGAAATGTGCTGAAAGAAGTCGGATACAACCCTCTGAAATTTTTGATTTATGTATATGTACATAATCAAAGTGTAGATATTGCGGCTGGTGTTAATACTGCGTTGGAAGCACGAAATGGTGTCAATGAACAGTACGGTTCAGTAGGTGCAGGTGATCAGGGGACTGTGTATGGCTATGCTACAAAAGAAACTAGAGAAATGCTTCCACTACCCCTTGTGCTATCCCACAGAATAGTAAAGAGGCTTGATGATTGCCGAAAAGGGAAACTTATAAAAGATATCCTACCGGATGGTAAAGCACAGGTTACAGTAGAATATGAAGATGATATTCCAAAGCGAGTAAAGACCATCGTGGTATCGGTACAGCATGAGAAGAATAAATCCCAGGAAGAACTTAAGGCAGATATCCTTAACAATGTTTTATGGCAGTGTTTTGAGGACTTCCCTTTTGATGAAGAAACAGAACTTCTCATCAATCCCTCTGGTAGATTTGTTGAAGGTGGTCCTGCTGCAGATACAGGATTGACTGGCAGAAAAATTATGGTTGATACCTATGGAGGACTTGCATCCCACGGTGGTGGTGCTCTTTGTGGCAAAGACCCAACCAAAGTTGACCGAAGCGGTGCATATATGGCTCGGTATATCGCTAAGCATATCGTTTGGTGTGGTTATGCCAAGAAATGTGAAGTTAGTATTTCTTATGCTATTGGTAAGGCAAATCCGGTATCCTTCACAATAAATACCCTTGGCACTGGCACTGTTTCTGACGAAGTACTAACTCTTGCTGCACAAGAGGTATTCAACTTAAGACCTGCAGCAATCATTGAAAAACTGCGTCTTAGAAATGTGATTTACTCTGACACAGCGACTTATGGACACTTTAACAGTTGTCTCTTTCCTTGGGAGGATGTAAATAAATACAGTGAGTTTAGAAAGGCGGTGGAAAAGTATGTTGATAGAGAAGATTAAAACGAAACAACTCATCCCCGCCGAATATAATCCGAGGAAGGATTTGAAGCCGGGTGATGTAGAATATGAAAAGTTAAAACGATCTCTTGAGGAGTTTGGATATGTTGAACCCGTTATATGGAATAAGACTACAGGCAAAGTCATCGGAGGTCATCAGCGTTTGAAAGTCCTGCTGAGTATGGGTATGGATGAGATAGAATGCGTGGTTGTTGAAATGGATGAGCAAAAGGAAAAGGCTCTGAACATAGCACTTAATAAAATAAGCGGTGACTGGGATAGAGATAAACTGGCCCTTCTCATCACAGACCTAAACGCTTCGGACTTTGATGTGTCTTTGACTGGTTTTGATCCGGGAGAGTTGGATGATCTTTTCAAGGATTCCCTTAAAGACAAAATAAAAGAAGATGATTTTGATGTGGACAGCGAGCTGAAAAAGCCCGCTGTTTCTCATTTAGGGGATGTTTGGATACTTGGACAGCATCGATTAGTTTGCGGAGACAGTACGAAGAAAGACACCTTTGATGTCTTGATGGATGGGAAAGCTGCTAATTTGGTAGTTACGGACCCTCCATATAACGTTAACTATGAAGGTACAGCCGGAAAAATTAAAAATGATAATATGGAAAACGAAGCGTTCTACGAATTTCTGCTTGCGGCATTTCAAAACTCCGAAACGGCGATGGCGAAGGATGCTTCTATTTATGTGTTTCACGCCGATACAGAAGGCCTCAATTTTAGAAGAGCATTCTCGGATGCGGGATTTTATCTTTCAGGCACTTGTATTTGGAAGAAGCAGTCCCTTGTTCTCGGCCGCTCTCCTTATCAGTGGCAGCATGAACCGGTACTCTTTGGTTGGAAAAAGAATGGGAAGCATCTTTGGTATTCAGACCGAAAGCAGACCACCATCTGGGAGTTTGAGAAACCGAAGAAAAATGGCGACCACCCAACCATGAAACCAGTGGCTTTAGTTGCATACCCTATTATGAATTCAAGCCTTACCAATTGTATTGTTCTCGATCCCTTTGGTGGTTCAGGAAGTACACTTATTGCCTGTGAACAGACAGATAGAATCTGCTACACCATTGAGCTGGATGAAAAGTACTGTGATGTCATCGTGAAAAGGTATATTGAGCAAGTTGGAAACACGGATGGTGTATTTCTTTTGAGAGATGGTGGCGAGTATAGGTACCGTGACTTGTCGGAGGTGAGTGCAGATGAGTAAACTGACACTAGGCTCCATCTTTGATGGTAGCGGTGGTTTCCCGCTGGGAGGTCTGCTCTGTGGCATCGAACCGTTATGGGCTTCTGAAATTGAGCCTTTTCCAATAAGGGTTACGACAAAACGCATCCCGCAGATGAAGCATTATGGGGATATAAACAAACTAAATGGTGCGGAGCTTCCGCCAGTAAATATAATAACATTTGGCTCTCCCTGCACAGATATGAGTGTGGCAGGTAAAAGAGCTGGACTAGACGGAGAACAATCCGTCCTTTTTTATGAGGCAATACGAATCATCAAGGAAATGAGGTGTAAAACTGATGGACGATATCCAAGGTATGCAGTCTGGGAAAATGTCCCCGGTGCATTCTCATCAAATAAAGGAGAAGACTTCAAGGCAGTGCTCGAAACGGTCATCGGTGTCAAAGAACCGAACACCTCAGTGCCTTTACCTCAAAAAGGACGATGGCCCTATGCAGACATCTATATGGGAGATGGATGGAGTGTGGCGTACCGAACTATCGATGCGCAATATTTCGGAGTCCCCCAACGCCGTCGTAGAATCTACCTTGTCGCAGATTTTGCAGGCGGATGTGCTGGAGAAATATTATTTGAGTCCGAAGGCGTGTCAAGGAATTTTACGCCGAGCGGCAGCACGTGGCAAAGAACTGCCGAAAATGCTAAAAACGGCATTGGAAAAACAGGCAGTGGCATAACTTGCTTAAATGACCAAGGCGGAAAAGTGATATCTGTTTCGGAGGATGTTTCCGCAACACTCCGAGCGGAAGAACACGGACATCAACCTTGTGTAATGCAGTCAAGCGGTACAGTCATGTCCTTTGAACCGGGTGCCGTTTCACGCATTGGCGGTCATACAGATGAAGACTTAAGTGGATCACTTCGTGCAAACATGGGAGACAATCAAACGGCCGTTGTAATAGAAAATCATCCAACTGACAGCCGTGTGAAACTATCCGAAGATAATAAAGTACAGACATTGACCTCTCGTATGGGAACGGGCGGTGGAAATGTGCCGCTTGTCATGAACGAGAGACAGTATGCTCTCACAGTAGGTGAAGATGTAGCAAATACATTAACAGGAACAGATTATAAAGGAACGCAGTGTGTATTTGAGCCAACTCCTAAAACACTGAAAATCCGCTCAGGTTGTGAAGGTGGCGGTAAGGGTGCATTGATACAGGATGATAAGTCAGCCACCCTTGGTTGCAATAATGATCAAACCGTTTTTGTACCTACGGCATTTGGTATCTGTTCGGATAAGAGCAACTCCATGCAGTCAAGTAATCCACACAGCGGTATATATGAAGCGGATACTTCCCGTACCATTGATGCTAATGGTGGAAATCCAGGATGCAATCAAGGGGGTATTGCAGTAGTTGCTTTACAAGGCTCGATGATTGGAAGAGAGGATAAAAACGATCCCCAAGGTGACGGCATAAATGATGATATCAGTTTTACCCTTAATACAGTGGATCGGCATGGTGTTGTGTATGCAATTGATCGTGAAACCTTCAACTGTGGACAGAATTTCGCTAGAAATTTAGGGATAGCGGAAGACAGTGTTGCATCAACATTAAATGCTCAAGGTCCGTCAGCTGTGGCACAACCCTATCAAGATATCAGTGGTACGATTTCAGCAGGCGCCCATCCAAGTGGATTTAATGGACAGGATGCATTAAACGATATGCTTATTCCAGTCAAGAAAAGCGATGAGCCGGATTATATCGTCCGTAGACTAACGCCAACGGAATGTGCAAGGCTTCAAGGCTTCCCAGACTATTGGTGTGCTGAACTTAGCACAGAAAATCCAACAGAAAATGAAATTACATTCTGGACGGAGGTTTGGGAAACACATCGAAAAATCATAGGCAAAAGTAGTAAACCGAAAACAAGAAAGCAGATTTTAAAGTGGCTTAAGAATCCGCATTCCGATGCTGCCGAATACAAAATGTGGGGGAACGGTGTTGCACTGCCATGCGTTTGTTTTGTGCTGACCGGCATTGTGTTATCTACACAAGATACCGCTGATTAATAGAACAGTATTTTATACAGAAAGACGCTCTAAATGACTTGATATTAACAGCTTTTAGAGTGATATATGTATGTACCGAAAATAGAAAGGCGGTATGGAAAATGCAGATTAACTATAATGTTACTGGTTCAAAAAGAAAAGAACTGGTCAGTGCAATAAGCCAGGCACTGAATGCTTCGGCAAAGTACCTCGGAGCCCCTACATTCGCATATGAGGTGGCAGACTACTGTATTGATAAAAATGGGGTGCTCAATGGACCAGATAATTATGAACTGGTTGAGGACCTATTGGGGTTGCACGACTTAAAGGCAATTGAGGAAGAATACGATACACCACTTCCCCAAGCAGAATTAGAGGATACTATCGGACTGATTATTCAAATGCCAAGGACAGATTTTACCGATACGGCACTTGAGAACTTAAAAGGATTGGTAGAAAGTAAAGCAGTCCTTATAAAGAAGGCGCTAGGGGCGGATTCCATTCCAATCAATGTAAGCGACGAATTAATTACCTTCCCTTGGTTTCAAGGTGAATGCTCTGCAGAAGAAGTTAAGACTTACACCCATTTCGTCACGGCACTTTGCGAAATGGCAAAAAAACAGACCCGCGTCAACTCCACCGAAAAACCTGTGGAGAATGAAAAGTACGCTTTCCGTTGTTTCCTTCTAAGGCTTGGATTTATTGGCTCGGAATATAAGATGGAGCGAAAGATTCTCCTCTCAAAACTGTCGGGCAGTTCTGCTTTCAAAAGTGGAACAGCCAAGCATGAGGAGGTGAGTGAATAATGAATATAATTCACCCAGAAATGCTAAAGCAGCTAAAAAGCTATTATACTCCAGGAACAAGGGTTATGCTCTTGAAGATGAATGACCCTTATACCAAGCTTCAGCCTGGAGCTAAAGGTACGGTTACTGGTGTTGATGACATGGGAACCATCCACGTAAGTTGGGATTCCGGTAGTTCTCTTGGAGTGGCTTTTGGCGAAGATTTATGTAAGAAAATCGATGAATAAATCACACACATTCTAAGCCAAAGATGGCAATAGAATTGTGTGTTTATATCGGATAATTCACTTGCTATATAAGCCTTTTAGAGTGATATATGTACATGTCGTAAGGACAAATACACTTTAGAAGGAGCAAGAAATATGCTAAGCACAAAATTTGGGATTGAAATTGAGTTCACAGGGATCACAAGAGAAAAAGCAGCAAAGGTTGCAACAGAATTTTTGCAAGGCACTTATGCTGAAGGTGGAACCTACTACGATACTAAAAAGGTAACAGCACCAGATGGGAGGGTTTGGAAGTTTATGAGTGACGGGAGTATCAACTGCCAAAGAAAAGAAGGCGGAAGAAAAGTAGCCGCAGGCAGAGAGTACAGCGTCGAGCTTGTCAGTCCCATCCTTACCTACCGAGAGGACATTGAAACATTACAGGAGCTAGTGAGAAAGCTTCGCAAGGCCGGTGCCTTTGCAAATACATCTTGCGGCATTCACATTCACCTAGACGGTGCGGATCATACACCGAGAAGTATTCGAAACTTCGTAAATATCATCGCAAGCAAGAATGACCTTTTTTATAAAGCACTTCAGATTGCACCAGAGCGAATGCGGTATTGTAAGAATATGGACAGCATTTTAGTTGAGAAGATGAACCGCAAAAAGCCTAAGACAATGAGACAAATCGAGGACATTTGGTACGAGGGTTACAGCGAGAGCAGAGGTACTCATTATCACAACAGCCGCTACCATTTCCTCAATCTTCACAGCTTTTTTACTGGAAACCATACAGTTGAGCTTAGAGGATTTAACAGCGAGCTTCATGCTGGAAAAATAAGAAGTTATATTGTTCTAGCACTCGCCATCAACCACCAAGCCTTAACACAAAAGTGTGCATCGGCAAAGAAACCACAGGTGGAGAACGAGAAATTTGCCATGAGAACTTATTTAAACCGGATTGGTTTCATAGGTGATGAGTTTACAAACTGCAGAGAACATTTGACCGCAGCACTTTCGGGTTCAGCTGCATGGCGGTTTCGGGCGGCCTGAGCTGCCCCTAACCCCTAAAGCTTAGAAGGAGGATTATAATGAATAGTAAATTATATCTTGCCTATGGCTCCAATCTTAATCTGGAGCAAATGGCCAACAGGTGCCCCACAGCCAAGGTGGTAGGCACAAGTAAAATAAATGATTATCGCTTGTTATTTAGAGGGGCACACGCGGGCGCTGTTGCGACCATTGAGCCATTAAAGGGTCAAAGTGTACCAGTATTGGTGTGGGAAATCACACCGGCTGATGAGGCGGCTCTTGACCGCTACGAAGGATGGCCGTTCCTTTATCGCAAGGAAACTGTAAAAGTGAAATTAAGCGGCAAAACCGTAAAGGCGATGGTCTACATTATGAACGATGGGAGACCTATTGGTCAGCCAAGCTGTTATTATTACAGTACAATTTTAGAAGGCTATAAAAGTGCGGGCTTCGATGTGGATATCCTGCGCAAAGCTACAACTGATTCCACCGAATCGGAGGAGGTAGCCTATGAATGAAGTAATTAAGGAACAAATCCTATCCATTCGAGAAAGCGGAGTCACAAACATGTTTGATGTGAACAGAGTACAGTATGAAGCAAATGAACGAGGGTTCTATGAATTGGTAGTCTATTTAATTGACCATAAAGCAAAACACACTCACTTCATACTGACCGGAGAAGTAGATGAAACGAAATAATTAAATATAAGCAGGATAAAGGAAAAGAGTCTCTTCAAATGTTTAGGCTCTTTTCCTTATCTATTTTCATAAAAGGGGCGGTGTTTATGCGAAAACTGAAGAAATATAAGCCGACCGCCTTTATAGCTGATGGATCATATTACGATAAGGATGCTGCTGATTATGCCGTGTCTTTTATTGAAGCACTCTCCCATACGAAAGGTTCATGGGCAGGAAAGCCTTTTGAACTCATCGACTGGCAGGAGCAAATAGTCCGTGACTTGTTTGGTACTTTAAAACCTAATGGATACCGACAGTTCAACACGGCATACGTAGAAATACCTAAAAAGATGGGAAAAAGTGAGCTTGCGGCGGCTATCGCACTTCTCCTCACTTGCGGTGATGGTGAAGAGCGAGCAGAGGTATATGGTTGTGCTGCCGATCGTCAGCAGGCATCCATTGTATTTGAAGTAGCAGCCGATATGGTGCGAATGTGCCCGGCGCTCAATAAACGTGTCAAGCTACTGGCGTCAACTAAGCGACTAGTGTACCTACCAACCAACAGCTTCTATCAGGTATTGTCGGCGGAAGCCTACTCTAAGCACGGCTTCAACATACATGGTGTTGTTTTCGACGAACTCCATACTCAGCCAAACCGGAAACTATTTGATGTCATGACGAAGGGATCTGGTGACGCGAGGATGCAGCCATTATATTTTCTTATCACCACGGCAGGGACAGATACCCAGAGCATCTGCTACGAAACACACCAAAAAGCGCTTGATATCATTGAGGGTAGAAAGTATGATCCTACCTTTTATCCTGTAATCTACGGTGCAAAGGAAGAGGATGACTGGACAGACCCGAAGGTGTGGAAGAAGGCAAATCCAAGCTTGGGAATCACAGTGGGCATCGACAAGGTAAAAGCCGCTTGCGAAAGTGCAAAACAGAACCCAGCTGAAGAGAACAGCTTTCGTCAATTGCGTCTGAATCAGTGGGTAAAGCAGTCTGTCCGTTGGATGCCGATGGCAAGGTGGGATGCCTGCGCATTTCCTGTTATACCAGAAAGTCTTGAAGGTCGTGTATGTTACGGTGGACTTGATTTATCCTCCACTACAGACATTACGGCCTTTGTGTTGGTGTTCCCACCAGAGGATGAAACGGATAAATACATCGTCCTCCCATATTTTTGGATGCCGGAGGACAACATCGACCTGCGAGTCAGACGAGACCATGTACAATATGATCTTTGGGAGAAGCAAGGGCATCTTCTAACCACAGAAGGAAACGTAGTACATTACGGCTATATTGAGCGGTTTATTGAAGAACTGGGAGAAAAGTATAACATTCGAGAGATCGCTTTTGACCGCTGGGGTGCTGTTCAAATGGTGCAGAACCTTGAAGGATTAGGCTTTACTGTAGTTCCCTTCGGTCAAGGCTTTAAAGATATGTCACCACCTACCAAGGAACTGATGAAACTGACGTTAGAAGAGAGAATTGCGCATGGGGGTCATCCAGTGCTTCGGTGGATGATGGATAACATTTATATAAAAACTGACCCGGCGGGCAACGTGAAGCCGGATAAGGAAAAAAGTACAGAAAAAATAGATGGTGCGGTGGCAACTATTATGGCACTTGATCGTGCAATCCGGTGTGGCTCTGGTAATGGCGGAGATTCGGTGTATGACGAGAGAGGTTTGCTTATCCTTTAACCTCAATGATTGTAATAAAAATGTTGTTATTTTTTATGTTCGGAGGTGACGCCTATGAATTTATTAAAAGGAATGTTTCGCTCAAGAGACAAACCGCAAAACCGTGTGGGTAGTGCATTTTCATTCTTATTTGGCGGAACGTCATCAGGTAAAGCGGTAAATGAGCGTACTGCCATGCAGGCAACGGCAGTGTATGCCTGTGTAAGGATACTGGCTGAAGCAATAGCAGGGCTGCCACTTCATGTATATAGATATCGTTCTGATGGAGGAAAAGAAAGGGTACCTTTCCACCCGTTGTATTACCTTCTTCATGATGAACCAAATCCAGAGATGACTTCATTCGTGTTCAGAGAAACACTGATGAGTCATCTTTTGCTTTGGGGTAATGCCTATGCACAAGTGGTTCGAAACGGACGAGGGCAGGCAGTTGCCCTTTATCCTCTGCTCCCCAACAAGATGGAAGTTAGTCGAGCATCAAATGGCGAGCTGGTTTATACCTACTATCGTGATACTGATGAAAGTGGTCTAAACCCCAAAGGTGGCTATGTCACACTCCGTAAGGATGAAGTTCTGCACATACCTGGATTAGGTTTTGATGGACTCATCGGCTATAGTCCTATCGCTATGGCAAAAAACGCTATCGGTATGTCGCTTGCTACTGAGGAATATGGAGCGGCATTCTTTGCCAATGGTGCTAATCCCGGAGGAGTGCTAGAACACCCGGGAGTAATCAAAGATATTCAGAGGGTGAAGGATAGTTGGAATAGTGCTTACCAAGGTACTGGCAATGCTCACAAAATTGCCGTGCTAGAAGAGGGCATGAAGTTTCAAGCCATCGGTATCCCGCCGGAACAGGCGCAGTTTCTGGAAACACGGAAGTTTCAAATCAATGAGATTGCAAGGATTTTCCGAGTGCCGCCACATATGGTGGGTGATCTTGAGAAATCCAGTTTCTCAAATATTGAGCAGCAGTCTTTGGAGTTTGTAAAATACACCCTCGACCCTTGGGTGGTGCGCTGGGAACAAAGTCTTCAGCAATCACTTATTTTACCTTCCGAGAAAACAGCACTGTTTATCAAGTTCAATTTAGACGGTCTGCTACGTGGCGATTACCAAAGCCGTATGAATGGCTACGCTACAGGTCGGCAGAATGGCTGGATGTCAGCCAACGATATCCGTGAACTGGAGGACATGAACCGTATTCCAGCTGAGGATGGCGGTGATTTATATTTGGTTAACGGAAATATGACAAAACTGGCTGACGCAGGTGCGTTTGCCAAAACCGAAGGAGGTCAGTAAATGAAGAAATTCTGGAACTGGGTGCGAGATTCTAATGAAGAGCGCACCCTTTATCTTAACGGAGTAATATCAGACGAAACATGGTGGGGAGATGAGGTTACACCTAAGATGTTCAAAGATGAACTGGTGGCAGGCACCGGCAATATCACAGTGTGGATTAATTCTCCTGGTGGTGATGTGTTTGCAGCAGCTCAGATTTACAACATGCTAATGGAGTATACCGGAAAAGTCACTGTAAAAATCGATGGACTTGCGGCAAGTGCAGCATCCGTTATTGCAATGGCAGGTGGAGATGTATATATGTCCCCGGTTTCCATGCTGATGATTCATAACCCGTCAACGATTGCTATAGGCGACAGTGAGGAAATGCTGCGAGCAAAGGCTCTGCTAGATGAGGTCAAGGAAAGTATCATTAATGCCTATGAGTTGAAGTCGGGTCTTTCTCGAACTAAGCTCTCACATCTGATGGATGCAGAGACATGGATGAATGCGAATAAAGCCATTGAACTTGGTTTTGCAGATAAGATCATGTTCATGGAGAGCGAGCCGCCTGATTTGTCAGATAGTCTTATTTTTAGCAGGATGGCAGTTACCAACTCACTTATAAGCAAACTGCCAAAACAACAACTGAAAACTGGTACACCAATAGAGTCGCTTGATAAGCGGCTTTCTTTAATTTCTCACTAAATTTAAAGGAGGAAATAACAATGAGTAAAATTCTTGAGTTGCGCGAGAAACGCGCTAAGGCATGGGATGCGGCAAAGGCATTTCTTGATTCTAAACGTGGCGGTGATGGACTGTTATCCGCTGAGGACACTACAACCTATGAAAAGATGGAAGCCGATGTTGTGGCTCTTGGTAAGGAAATTGAGCGTCTGGAACGTCAAGCATCTATTGACCTGGAACTGTCGAAAGCAACCAGTAACCCAATTACTAATGAACCTACAAGAAAGGGAGAGGAAAAGACCGGTCGTGCAAGTGCTGAATATAGAAAAGCCTTCTGGAATGCTATGCGTGACAAGGGTGGCTATGAAGTCAGAAATGCTCTGCAAATCGGTACCGACTCTGAGGGCGGATATCTTGTACCGGATGAATTTGAGCGTACCCTGGTGGAAGCATTAGAGGAAGAGAACATCTTTCGTAGACTTGCTAATGTTATCACAACCTCTTCCGGTGATCGTAAAATCCCCGTTGTTGCAAGCAAAGGAACTGCAAGCTGGGTAGATGAAGAAGGAGTCATTCCTGAGAGTGACGATAGCTTCGGGCAAGTATCTATTGGTGCCTATAAACTAGCAACGATGATTAAAGTCTCCGAGGAACTGCTAAACGATTCTGTGTTTAATCTTGAAAGCTATATTACAAGGGAATTCTCACGTCGTATCGGCAACAAGGAGGAGGAAGCATTCTTTGTGGGTGATGGTACAGGTAAGCCTACAGGAATCCTAAATGCTACTGGCGGTGGTCAAGTCGGCATTACTACAGCAAGCGCCACTGCCATAACACTGGATGAGGTTTTAGATTTGTTTTACAGTCTGAAAGCACCTTATCGTAATAAGGCGGCATTTGTAATGAACGATGCCACTATTAAGGCTATCCGTAAGTTGAAAGACGGCAATGGGCAGTATCTCTGGCAGCCATCCATCCAGGCAGGCACACCTGATACTATACTCAACCGCCCGCTGTACACCTCGTCATATGTACCCACCATTGCAGCAGGGGCAAAGACCATGGTGTTCGGTGACTTTAGCTATTACTGGGTGGCTGACCGTCAGGGAAGAGTATTCAAGCGTTTAAATGAACTCTTTGCCGCTACTGGACAGGTAGGTTTCATTGCTACCCAACGTGTGGACGGAAAGCTTATTCTGCCAGAGGCTGTTAAAGTGCTCCAGCAAAAAGCTTAATGGAGGTGCGATATGAGTTATAACACGAAGAACTACATGGAACAGGGCGGCGAGAAGTTGGTAATAGGTGGAACGATGGAAATCTTATCGGGAGCTTCAGTAACAGGGCTCCCGGTTGCTGAAAACCAGGCGGACAGTACTGCTACAGATATCGCCGGTCTGGTCGCAGACTTTAATGCCCTGCTTTCCAAATTAAAAGCGGCGGGACTTATGGAGGCTGATTAAGGTGGAATATAAAAGGAGGCTCACAGTATGGCAGTAGCAGATAATCTCTTGCCGAAAGTCAAGGCGAACTTAATCTTAACGCATGACCAGGACGATGTTCTCCTTATCGGATTCATCAACGCTGCAGTTTCATATGCACAGAGTTATCAGCATGTTCCTGAAGATCATTATGAAACCCATGCCATGCCTCCTACAACAGAACAAGCAGTGATCATGTTGTCGAGTCATTTCTATGAAAGTAGGGATGGCTCGACAGCAGGTTTCTTCGCTGATAGCGTACAGGCAGGTCAGCAAGTTTGGAATACTGTGAACTTACTACTTCGTCTTGACCGAGAGTGGGGTGTTTGATATGAGCTTCGGTAAGATGAATACCTTTATTGATATCATCAGCACAATTCCAATCAAGGATGAGGAAGGTTTCGCGACAAAGGGAGATAACATACTTGCTAGTGTACGTGCCTATAAAGAAGACCGGCATGGCAGTGAGCGATGGACCAATATGGCGTCATTTTCTTCTGCATCTTCACTGTTTAGGTTTAGGAAAATCTCTGGACTTAATGTCACAACGGAAATGATCATAGTTTGCGAAGATGGCAGGTATCAGATTTTAAGTGTAGAGGATGTAAGAGGTCGTGGAATGTATGTTGAGGTTTTAACGGAAAAGCTGGAGCCAACTGTGAGGTGATGGATATGGCAAAAGCCAATATGAAGATGCCAGAGGAATTCCTATTGAAGGTATCCCGGTTAGCTGATCAGACTGATGTTATTCTCCCTAAGGTATTGGAAGTTGGTGGGTCAGTGGTGTTGGATAAAGTCAAAGGGAATCTGAGTGATGTGGTCGGTAAGAATACGAAATATCCCTCCAGAAGTACAGGCGAGCTATTATCTTCACTGGGTCTTTCGGATGCAAAACAGGATAGAGACGGTAACTTTAATGTGAAAGTAGGTTTCTCAGAACCACGTTCTGATGGTGAGAGCAATGCTAAAATTGCTACTATCATTGAATATGGCAAGCATGGTCAGCCTGCAAAACCTTTTCTGAAACCTGCGAGAACTGCCTCCAGAAAGCCTTGCATCAACGCGATGGTCGCCAAGTTGGAGGAGGAGATCGACAAGATATGAATATTTTGGAGGAACTAAATACTCTCATAACTGCTATACCGATCCCCGTGGAAACCGGGGTTTTTTCTGGTTTAGCGCCGGATGAGTATGTTGTGATAATCCCGCTTTCAGACATCTTTGAAGTCCATGCGGATAACCGTCCCGGCTTTGATGTACAAGAAGCACGGCTATCGCTGTTTTCAAAGAATAACTACTTAGAAAGGAAAAGACAGATCACAACAGCTTTATTAAATGCTGATTTCACAGTGACTGAACGTCGATATATCGGACACGAGGATGATACTGGATATCACCATTATGCCATTGATGTGGCGAAAAATTATGGATTGGAGGAATAACATATGGCAACTATCGGTCTTGATAGACTGTACTATTCAAAAATAACCGAGGACGCTAACGGCGAGGAAACCTACGCTGTACCTGCGGTACTTGCAAAAGCCATCACTGCCGAACTCTCGGTAGAGCTAGTAGAAGCGATTCTGTATGCTGATGATGGTGCCGCCGAGGTAGTGAAAGACTTTAATAGCGGTACACTTACCCTCGGTATGGACGACATTGGCCCTACAGTGGCAGCGGATTTAACTGGTGCCTCTACTGATGATAACGGGGTATTGATTTCCGCAAGTGAGAATGTGAGTACACCTGTTGCAGTGGGATTTCGTGCACAGAAGGCAAACGGAACATACAGATATTTCTGGCTATACCGCGTAAAGTTCGGTCTGCCTGAAACCAACCTGCAGACTAAGGCGGATTCTATTACCTTTTCCACACCTACTATTGAGGGAACGGTTATGCGCAGGAATAAGCTGGATGGCTTGGGCAAGCACCCGTGGAAAGCGGAGGTCACAGAAGGTGATCCAGGTGTTTCATCGACCACCATCACCGGTTGGTTTACCCAAGTTTACGAACCGGTCTATACACCGGAACCATAGGAGGGGAAAAGATGGATAATGAGAGAAGTGCCACTATTAACATCGGCGGTAAAGATTTTGAACTGATACTCACTACAAGAGCCACTAAAGCGATTGCAAATCGGTACGGGGGACTTGAAAATCTCGGAGAAAAATTGATGAAATCAGAAAACTTCGAGATGGCACTGGACGAAATTGTATGGTTGATAACACTGCTTGCAAACCAGTCCATCTTGATTCGTAACCTGAAAAATAAGAACACACCTGAGGAGCTGCTTACCGAGGAAGAAGTGGAGCTTCTTACCTCACCGCTTGACTTGGCGGCGTATAAAAGTGCAATTACTGATGCAATGTTCAAAGGTACGAATCGCAACGTGGAAAGTGAGGAAGAAAATCCAAAAAACGTGGAAGTCGGGTAACGGACGCTGAAGTCTTTACCCGGCTTCTTTACTATGGAACAGTTCAGATGGGCATGAATGCAGAGGAATTCTGGCTTATGCCAATCGGACTGTTTTTTGATTTATGGGCCTGCCACAAGCAGTGGCATGGCATTGAAAAGCCAAAGAAGATTCGAACGATTGATGATATTATCCCACCGGGTATTTAGGAGGAGGTGAAGGTATGGCAGATAATTTTGGGTTAAAAATTGGCGTTGAGGGCGAGCGTGAGTTTAAGAAGGCTCTTTCCGAAATCAATCAAACATTTAAGGTACTTGGTAGTGAAATGGCCCTTGTGACCAGTCAGTTTGATAGAAACGATAAATCCATCCAGTCGGTTACTGCCCGTAATGCGGTTCTGAATAAAGAAATTGACGCACAAAAAGACAAGATTGCCACCCTTAGGGCTGCTCTTGATAATGCCGCCTCCTCTTTCGGTGAAAATGACCGACGTACTCAGAATTGGCAGATTCAGCTAAATAGAGCTCAGGCAGAACTCAATGGTATGGAACAAGAGCTTGAGGAGTCCACAATTGAAGCGGATAATCTCGGTGAAGAATTAGATGATTCCGGCAAAAGTGCAGAAGATACTGGCGGTAAGTTTGAAAAGCTTGGCGGTGTACTTAAGGGCATCGGTGTAGCAATGGGGGCGGTTGTAGTTGCAGCTGGAGCCGCTGCTATAAAGCTAGGTAAAGAGGTAGTTACGCAGTTCGGAGAGTTGGAACAAAATCTGGGTGGCTCTGAAGCGGTTTTCGGTGCATATGCTGCATCCATTCAGAAAACCGGTGAGGAAGCCTATAAAAATCTGGGGGTATCCCAAAGTGAGTATCTTGCGACCGCCAACAAAATGGGTGCATTGTTCCAAGGCTCGGGTATCGAACAGCGTAAAAGTCTTGAATTGACCGAAAAAGCGATGCAACGTGCTGCAGACATGGCCTCCGTTATGGGAATAGATATGTCCTCTGCATTGGAGGCTGTCACAGGTGCGGCAAAAGGTAATTTCACGATGATGGATAACTTGGGTGTTGCGATGAACGCCACAAACATCGAAGCTTACGCTCTCGCAAAGGGGCTGGATTTCACTTGGAATACTGCAACACAAGCGGAAAAAGCCGAAGTTGCAATGCAGATGTTTTTTGAGAACACGGAGCAGTACGCGGGAAATTTTGCAAGAGAGTCAACTCAGACAATTTCCGGTTCTATTGGATTGTTACAGGCTGCACTTGGTTCTTTTACAGCTGGACTCGGCAATGCCAATGCTGACATGACCAATCTGACGGAAAATCTTGTGGATGCTTTTCGTTCAGTCGTTGAAAACATTGTTCCTGTTTTGGAAAACATCGTAACCGCACTCCCACCTGCGTTCGATGCTATATTAACTGCAGTGGGCGACCTGCTTCCCCTGTTGCTGGAAACTGTCACGGGCCTGTTCACCCAGGTGTTGGAGACACTCCTAAACCTATTACCTGAACTAATTCCAGCGGCAGTGGATGCTGTAATGACGATTGTTGGAGCATTGATTGATAATCTTCCGTTGCTCATAAATGCGGCAATAGAACTGGTAACCGCACTTGTGGAGGGTATTGGAATAGCTTTACCCCAGCTCATACCTGCAGCAGTTTCTGCAGTCACTCAGATTGTCAAAGGGTTGATTGATAACCTACCTTTGATTCTGGATGCAGCTTTACAGTTGATTATTGGATTGGCGGAAGGATTAGTGGAAGCAATACCTCAGCTTGTTTCTGCATTGCCTGCCATCATCGAAGCAGTGGTGGATTTTTTAATAGAATCTATTCCACAGATCATTGATGCGGGCATTCAATTATTGACTTCATTGGTTACAGCGTTGCCAACTATTATTACAGCAGTTGTTGAGGCAATTCCGCAAATTATCGACAGTATCATTAGTGCAGTCATTGGGTCGATTCCCATGATTATTGATGCAGGAATCCGGCTTTTGATATCGCTGATACAAGCACTTCCACAGATTATTACTACTGTTGTAGGTGCGATTCCAAAGATTATTACCTCAGTGGTAAACGCTATTGTAGGAAATATCGATAAGATTATTTTGGCAGGTGTTCAGCTGTTTGTGGCATTGATTGCAAACCTTCCAAGGATAATCGTGGAGATTGTTAAGGCAGTTCCACAAATCATCTCAGGACTGGTTAGAGCTTTTACCGGGTATATAAGCCAAATGTCTCAAGTGGGCGGTAATCTGATTAGAGGATTGTGGAAGGGTATTTCGGACGCAGGCGCATGGCTATGGAGTAAAATCTCTGGATTTTTCGGAAATGTTGTATCGAAGATTAAGGACTTCTTCGGTATCCGTTCCCCTTCAACTCTATTTGCAGGAATTGGCCAGAATATGGGCGAAGGCATCGGTGTTGGTTTTGAGGACGCAATGTCAACAGTTACTAGGGATATGCAAAATGCAGTACCAACAAGTTTTGATTGGAATTACAGAGGTTTATCCGGGCAAGGCGGAGCCACCGGTACAAGTATTACTCAGAATATCTCGGTGGTGTCACCTAAGGCTTTATCAGAAAAAGAAATAGCACGGGAGTTTAAAAATCTGTCCCGTAAACTAGCACTTGAATTATAAAGGAGGTACGGCCATGGAACTAACCTATATTAATGCAGATGGAGAGAGTATTACTCTCAGACAAAGCCGTCCGTACTTTCTTACTAAGATAGACGGGACTGGGAACATACGACAAACCGTTAACACTTTTAAGGCGCCTGACCAAGACGGCGCTTTTTATATCTCATCTACACTAGATATGCGAAACATCACGCTAGAAGGTACGGTTGTTGCTGGTACTCCTGACGAGGCCTATGTGCGGAGACAGCGCTTCCTTCAGATATTTAGTCCAAAGCTACTTGGGACGCTTCAGTATCGAGGGCGACAGATTTCCTGTGTGGTTGAGGAGGCAGGGTTTGCCGTTTCCAATCGGCAACGGGTACCCAATTTCTTTGTCAGCCTACTCTGCCCATCACCTTTCTTTGAGACCTTGGAGGAGGTGAGAGAGGAACTGGCGTCATGGATACCACTGTTAGAGTTTGAACTGGAGATACCAACGAGTGGTATGGAATTTGGAATGCGTCAGCCAAGCCAGATCATTACCGTGGAAAATATCGGTGATGTATCCTGTGGATGTGAAATTGTATTTCGAGCGCTAGGTACAGTAACGAACCCGGAACTCTTAAACATAGACACCGGTGAATTCATCCGGCTTCTCACGACGATGAATGCAGGGGATGAGCTTCGAGTATATACCCATTTCGCTGGCAAACGTGTAGTCAGAGTTGATGGAATGACCCAAACTAACGCTTTTTCACTGTTAGACACCAATTCTGTGTTCTTTCAGCTTGCAGCAGGTATTAACACACTTCGCTACGATGCTTCAGTCAATATGGATCTGCTGGAGGTTAGCATTTACTTTCGTCCACAATTTCTGGGGGTGTAACCATGGAACTGTATATCTACAATTCAAATAGAGAGCTTGAGGGCATCGTGGAATCTTTTGAGTATCTGCGATGGACGAGGCGATACTCACAGTGCGGCTCCTTTGAGATAAAAGCCATAGCCACACAAGAGAATGCGGATCTCCTTAAAGAGGGTAATATCATTTGGAAGAACGACGATGAGGAAGCCGGTATCATTGAGCACCTGGAACTATCCCAAACCGAGCAGGAATTTATCACTGCAAGTGGCCGCTTTGTCACGTCCCTTCTTGCAAGGCGTATTGTATGGCAAACGGAGATACTGTCAGGCGACCTGTCTGCCTGTGTAGAGCAGCTCATAAATAATAATCTCATCAATCCCTCTGATACAGCAAGAAAGATCACTGATATATCCTTTTCATCTCCAAACCTGAGTGTGCCCATCAGTACACAGGTATCATACCGGAACTTGATGGATGTGGTGACGGACCTATGCGGGGTTTCAGATGTTGGTATCAAGACCATGTTTACTCCTGCGTCAGGGGTTTTTACGGTAACGTTGTATATGGGCACTGAGTCACAAGCGGTATTCTCCAAGGGGTATGAGAATTTAATTGAACAAATTTATACAATAAGCGCTGCTGACTATGCCAATACCGCGCTCGTCGGCGGCGAAGGCGAAGGTGCAGATCGGACATTTGTTGCCATTACAAGTGGTTCTGGAGAGACACGGCACGAAATCTTTGTGGATGCCAAAGACCTGCGTGAGGACGATTTCGGAGCAGACTACATCGACACACTGATTTTTCGGGGTCAAAGTAAGCTAAGCGAGCAGGCAATACGTTATTCCTTCGATACATCAGTTAATCCCCACGGCAATTTAACATACAAGACAGACTTCGACCTTGGTCAGACCGTTAAAGTCATTTCCAAGGAATGGGGTATATCCATGACAACACGCATCACTGAAGTCGAAGAAACCTATGATGCAGACGGTCAGAGTATCAGTGTAGTGTTTGGAAAAGCTGAGTTAACAATAGCACAGAAAATTCGCTCCGATATGAGTGAGGTTAAAACGGCAATTTATGCTCCGACCGGTATTTCTGAGGTGACGGAGGCGCTAGGAAATGTGACAGAAGCTCTTGGTGACTTAAATGAGGTAGACCCTAAAATTCAAGGAGATAGCGTAACCGATACCATAAATAATCTGTTTGGAAAACTTCCCGCGCTTGAAATAAATGTTGGAGCGGGTACTATATCTATCGGTCAATATGCCTTACACAATATGATGCCGGGAGAGGCTTTTTACTTTACCTCATGGAGTGGGAACAAGTTTAGTGATCAACCAAGTGACGATGGTCATGTGTTTCTGATAAAGCACAGTGGGGACAACACGGGAAGTGGATATCAGCGAGCGATGGGATTTTTTATTTCACGCAACACCATGACGTTTTATGTGATTTCTGTTTTCGTATTCAACAATCCATCTGGTCAAGCGAACTGGCTGAATATCAATAATGAACCTATAACTACAGCAAGACTTGCAAATGGAGCAGTCACTGGTACGAAGATTGCAGACCGTACGATTACAGCTGTCAAAATGGCGTCCTCATTTACCGATTACTCAACAACAGAGCAAAACACAGGGCGGCTATGGGTAGATGGGAAGACCATTTATCGGAAACAAATAAATCTTGGTTCCCTCCCGAACGCGACCCCGGGAAGCGTAGCCCACGGTATAGCAAACCTCAATACTGTTGTCAGCTTAACTGGCTTTGCAACGAATGGGACTGTTTTTCTGCCATTACCACTTGCAAGGTACAACAACTTTGCATCACAAATAGGTCTCTACGCAGATAAAACCAATATCGTTGTTGAACCAGGTAATGACAGGACAGCATTTACTGGCTACGTAATTATGGAATACACGAAAACCGTCTAAAAGGAGGAATTGGTCTATGGAGAAAAGCGGATTTTTTAACTCATCCGATGGAGATAGAGTCTATGGAGCAACGGACTTTGCAGCATATTTCGGAAGCCTTGTCTCGAATGGTGTATTTTACGCTACATCAACTAATCTTCAAGTGTCACCTGGGATTGGATTGGCGGTGAGCATTGCCGCGGGCAGTGCATGGATTAATGGATATAGGTATGAAAATACAGATGAATTAAACATACCTCTTACTACGGCAAATGGAAGCAATCCTCGGATTGACCGAGTTGTCATTCGTTTAAGCCAGATCACCAGGAGCATTCAGCTTGCAGTTGTTACCGGGACTCCCACAGCAACACCGGTAGCGCCAGAATTGACAAGAACAAGTGATATCTATGAACTGGGCATTGCTGATGTTCTAGTACCGGCGGCAGCAACATCGATATCAACAAATAACATTACGGATACCCGATTGAATACCAGTCTATGTGGGTTGGTAAATTCGTTGGTTTCAGCGGTTTATGAGTGAGGTGAGTTTCTATGGCAACATATCAGGCTATAAATGCATGTACATGGCGTAATGGGAGCTGGATTGCAGGTGTTACCGATTATGTAAGACAAGGGGTTTATACTGCAGCCAACAATTATGAGAATGTGGGGGCTATGTTGTTTGACCTCACTAGCATTCGGAATACCTATGCGAACTATTACCCAACCTCTGCCAGTATTCATCTTGTAAGAATAGCAGCGGGTGACTGGGGTTCTGCAAGAACCATGACGTTATACGCTGGAAATGCATATGGTATGCCAGCGCCAAGTTCAAGCACGAGTGTATCTGGGAGCAGACCGACGAAGGTTACCTCTGGATATAGCTACACTGTTTCCGCTGGGCAAGGTGCAAAGGATATAGCCATTTCCACTGTACTTATAGATTCCATCGGGAGCGGTGCGAGCAATTGTCTATTCATGGATGCGGGTTCAAGCACTTTGAACTACATGGGCTTTGGTGCTAGGGATGATCTAAGCCAGATTGTTCTAACTATCAATTGGGCAAGCCGAACAACTGCCTGCAGTCCACCGACATCCTGTTCGGTGAGTGCAACACTCTCGGAAGGCAACGTCACATTGTCATGGAGCGGTGCATCAGGTGGTATAAATAACACTATTTCATCTTATGAAATTCAGTATAGCGAATCAGCAGATAACGTTACATGGGGCGCATGGATAGCACTGACCACAGTGACTACCACGGCTACCAGTGGCAGTTTGTCAGTAGCACCATCCTCAACGCGGGGTAATTATCGCAGATTTCAGGTAAGGACAAGAGGAACAGCAGGAGCAAGCTATTACTCAGGCTGGAAGATATCCTCAAACTCTGTTAGACGAAACACGGTCCCAAGTCCGCCAACCACTGCAATGGCTACTCCTGTAAATTATAGCGATGAAACAATCACGTTGAATTGGAGTGGAGCCTCTGGAGGCACGAGTGCAATTAAGGGATATCAGATTGCCAGTCGGACATCTACAGATAATAATACATGGAGTCCGTGGAATGTACTGACAACATTGAATTTGTCGGCCAGTAGTGGTAGCTACAATCCAAATGTATCAAGAGTTCCAGGAACTTATACTCAGTTTGGTATCTGGACGATAGACACTCTGGATGTCTACTCTTCCGAGAAAATCAGTAATAGTATCTATTGTGACATTACGGCTTGCGGACCTCCAACTGCTTGCTCAGTAAGTGCAGCTTTAGCTGAAGGAAACGTCACTCTTTCATGGAGTGGTGCTTCTGGTGGTGCGGGTAATGCCATCACATCCTATGAGATACAATATAGTGACTCGGCAGATAACAGTGCATGGGGAGCGTGGACAGCACTGACTGTAGCATTTACTTCTGCGACAAGTGGAAGCGTAACTGTGAGTCCACCGAGTACGCGCGGTTATTATCGTCGGTTCAGAGTGAGAACGCGAGGTACGGCTGGAGAGAGCTATTACTCAGACTGGACCATATCTAGTAACACAGTCCGTAAAAATACACTGCCGATACCACCGACTTCCTTTACAGCGGCTCCTCCAATATATGAAGTCAACACAATAACCCTTACGTGGAGCGGAACGACACCCGGAACCAGTGCCATTAAGCAGTATGTCATCCAACAGGCTACCTCGATTGACGGTATAAACTGGTCGGCATATGAAGCACTGACTACTATTATTTCAAGTGCTACTTCAGGCACCCATGAAGTGTATGCCTCACAGATACCCGGAATGTATACCCGTTATCGAATCAGTGTAACAGATGCACTTGATGCAGTTTCAAGCTATGTAGTTAGTAATACGGTAAAGAAAAACAGTCCGCCTGCTGCTCCAATAATTGCCTACCCAATGACTGGTAACTCTGCTTATAACACCACACCACGTTTCATGATCACAACAGGTGTAGAGCCAGACGGTCAGACACAGATAGTGGAGGTGAAGATTGATTCAGGGGTATGGCATAATAGTGTAGACAATCCTGAGAGGTTTTCTACAAGCGGACATCTTGGTAATGGTGTTAAGACAGTTTATCAAGCAGAATCACTTACTGTAGGAAATCATACTATTACCTTTCGGTGCCTTGACAGCGATATTGAGTCGGCAAGCACGGAGGTTGTCCGTTCCTTTACGATACTACAACTACCTTTTGAAACAATTACTGCAAATGTGACGCATGTAAAAGCAACACATATTCAGACGATTCGAAACGCTGTAAACATGGCTCGTAAATACTACAACCTATCTCCTGTGACTTGGAGAGAGGAGATCATTGCAGGAAAAACCACTATTAAGAATTGGCCGTTCCACATCACTGAAATCCGTAAAGCTATTGACACTATTATAGGGGTAGTTAATGGTTTTGATTCTTCTGCCACATTTGACATACCAGCTTTTACATGGCTACCCATCGGATCAGGAAGGCCAAAGGCGGATGTGATGGAACAGATTCAAGACCTCATTCTGGTGTTATAAGTTTGATACTACAATTCAGCGCTCTTGTGACTTGCAGGGGCGCTTTTCTATATACAAATTTAATGTAACGGAGGTGTTTTTAATGAAAGAGATATGGAATTGGATACAGTTGACCTTTGTGGCTATAGGCGGATTTCTTGGCTGGTTCCTTGGTGGCTATGACGGGTTTCTATATGCACTGGTAGCTTTTGTTGCTATAGATTATCTGACAGGAGTGCTCTGTGCAATTGCAGATAAAAAGCTGTGTAGCGAAATCGGGGCAAAAGGTATCTTCAAAAAGGTACTTATCTTTGTGATGGTAGGTATTGCTCATATTCTTGATACACAAATTCTGGGCAGTAGCGGAGATAGTGGTGGTGCCTTGCGCACAGCAGTAATTTTCTTCTACCTAAGTAATGAGGGTGTATCCATTTTGGAGAATGCCGGGCATATTGGACTTCCTATACCAGAAAAATTAAAGGCGGTTCTAGAGCAGCTACATGGGCGCGATGAAGAACCCCGTAAGCCAGGTGACGGACTATGATTGACTTAACGAAAACAGTAACGGTATTCATCGGCCGAAGAGGTGAACACTACTATAGGAATATTGAATTTGATGTATCCAGCTTACTGGAAGATAAATATCCAAGTGCCTCCTTAAATGCAGTTTACCTAAGACCTGATGGAATTGCCTATCCGGTTGTCACGAACTACGCAGATGGAGTCCTTATTTGGTCACCCAGTGCAACGGACACATCTGTTGTTGGTGTCGGTCGTCTGGAAATAAGGGTTACTTATGGAGAAGTGGTTGGAAAAAGCGTTCAAATATTAACCATCGTTGAGGATGCACTTGTTGACGGAATTGTTGAACCACCTGAACCACCCGCTCAGGAATGGCTCAATCAAGTACTTTCTGCCTTAGCTGAACTAGATATTCATGAAACAAATAATCTGCTAAATCTCACTTATAACCTATTAAATAATAACTATGATCTGCTAAATACTACACACAATTTGGTAGAGGAAACGCGTGACCATTTATACACGCGGATTGGGGTTCTCCTTAATCATATGCATCCGATAGAAACAGCTACAGCACCGGATATGATAAGTCGAAGAGCATCCATAACTTTTACCGGTATAGCGAATGGCAACAACGTAGTAATCGGTACAGTGACATATACTTTCGTTACAGCTTTAGGAAGTCCGACTGCAAATAATGTTCAGATATTGATTCAAGACACTCTCCGAAATACAGTAAAGAAATTTGCTGAAGCCATAAGAGGTATTCAAGACGATGCGAACATTGCCTATGGCACAGGTACAGATCCTAATCCGACTTGTACGGCCTACTGGACGAGTCAAAGATTTTCTATTGGAGAAGTTTCTGTAGCTGCAGGTGAGAGCTTATTTGTATTGGAAAGAGCGGAAAATGAGACAGCTCCAATACCTTTTACTTCTACTGCAACTGCAACTATCAATCCATTCACAAGGATAAGCTACCTGAGATATATCATGTCGGGCAACGTTTCAGGTCCAACCGGTGTCAATAGTGTACGTGGTCATTTTCACACGGTTTTACCCATAAATAGTGTGGTTATTGGAGGACAGGGTGGATTGCTTTATCCCGCGACTTATGACTGTCATTTGTTAACCCTTTGTCGTCAATCAGATACAAGTGAGAAAGAACTTGACTTATATATATCCAATGACGAAGAGACTTTCACCAGGATAGCACGGAGTACACCTGTTGGGGCGGATAGTACTAACGCAGCTCAACATATTCATATTCAAATGCGTCAGGGCAGAGTACCCGCTGGTTATGGACTGTATATCTGTATGGGAAGTGACGGCACATCGACGAATGCATACTGTGACCTGAAGTTTACCTATCATCTATATCCAGCCACTCTAGCTACAAACCAAATCTTATAATCTATGAGGTGATCGATATGAACCTGCAAAAACTTATATTAATAAACAATGCCTGCTTCAAAGCAGGTAAAACTATAACACCGAAGGGCATCATGGTGCATTCTACTGGCGCCAATAACCCTAATCTCAAAAGGTATGTTGGTCCAGACGATGGTTTACTGGGGATGAACCAATACAACAACCATTGGAATCAGGAAAGACCCGGAGGTCGACAAGTTTGTGTTCATGCCTTTATTGGTAAACTAGCAGATGGCTCCATTGCCACCTATCAAACATTACCCTGGAATCACCGAGGTTGGCATGCCGGAGGAGATGCAAACAATACGCATATAGGATTTGAAATCTGCGAGGACGGTTTGACCGATGCCTCGTATTTTTCTGCTGTTTATAAGGAAGCTATAGAGCTTTGTGTATATCTTTGTAAACTCTATGGCTTTAGTCAGCAAGACATCATCTGCCATAGCGAAGGTCACAAACTAGGCATCGCAAGTAACCATGCGGATGTTATGCACTGGTTTCCCAAGCACGGTAAGTCGATGGATACCTTTAGAACTGATGTAAAGAAACAATTGGAGGCAGAAAAGAGCCAAAATCCTGTAACACCACAAACTAAGCTATATCGTGTGCAAATCGGTGCTTTCTCTGTAAAAGCCAATGCTGAAGCACAGCTTGCAAAGGCAAAAGCTTCTGGATTTAAGGATGCTTTTATTAAATATGAATAATAAATATAAATTGCCTGTGGGGGTTTGCTCCTGCAGGCTCTTTTTTTATGCTCTGATTCAAATTAATTTTTACAAATCCTCAACTTCGACCTGTTCCCGCGGCTATTAGGTAGGAGGTGGCTTTATGAATCAGAACGAGTATAGAAAAGTTACAAAGATTACGGAAGAAATCACAGAAAAAAGAATCGAATCTAAAAGTGTGTCACTTGAGCAGCTACAGCGTGAGTTTGATTATATCCAGGCAGAAAAATTACTGAATAAGATGCTTGAAAAAGGCTTGATTTCGGAGGCTGAATTCAACAAAATAACCGCATTAAATCGGCAAACTTTCTCACCACTCTTGGCAGAGTTAATGCCCTAAAAACGTTGATATATAAGGACTTTAGAGGTAATATGTGACCTACCAAGAAGGAGGTGAGAGGATGAAAAAGATAACGAAAATAGAGAGCAACAAGACCAATTCCTTTATTAAGCCAAAGTTACGAGTAGCTGCTTACTGCCGTGTTTCTACAGACAGCGATGAACAGCTTGTCAGCTTGCAAGCACAAAAGACCCATTATGAGACCTACATAAAGGCAAACCCGGAATGGGAATATGTAGGGTTGTATTATGATGAAGGCATCAGCGGCACTAAAAAGGAAAAACGCTCTGAACTGCTTAGGATGATATCGGATTGTGAAAATAAGAAAATAGACTTAATCATTACAAAGTCCATCAGTAGATTTGCGAGAAATACAACAGACTGTCTGGAGATGGTTCGCAAACTGGTAGACATTGGTGTTTTCATTTACTTCGAGAAGGAAAACATAAATACCCAATCAATGGAAAGTGAGTTGATGCTCTCCATTCTGAGTGGACTTGCGGAAAGTGAGTCAATTTCCATTTCGGAAAATAACAAGTGGGCAATTCAAAGACGATTCCAGAACGGAACTTTCAAGATTTCATATCCACCATTCGGTTATGAAAACATTGACGGACAGATGATTGTAAACCCCAAGCAGGCAGAAATTGTGAAGTATATTTTTGAAGAGGCATTATCGGGCAAGGGCACACAGAAAATTGCAGATGACCTTAATCATAAAGGTATCCCATCAAAAAAAGGCGGTCGTTGGACGGCTACAACAATTCGGGGCATTCTTGCCAACGAAAAATATACTGGTGATGTTATTTTGCAAAAGACCTATACCGATAGCCGTTTTAACAGGCGCACCAATTATGGTGAGAAAAACATGTATTTGGTAGAAAACCACCATGAGGCAATTATCACCCATGAAGATTTTGAAGCAGTAGATGCAGTTATCAATCAGAGAGCAAAAGAAAAAGGTATCGTAAAGCGTACAAGTAAATATTTAAATCGATATCCTTTTTCAGGCAAAATCATCTGCTCCGAATGTGGTAGTACCTTTAAAAGGCGGATTCATTCATCCGGAGCAAGAAAATATATCGCTTGGTGTTGCAGTAAGCACATAAGGCAGATAACGGAATGTTCCATGCAGTTTATTCGAGATGATGATATAAAAACAGCTTTTGTTACGATGATGAATAAACTGGTTTTCGGTCAAAAGTTCATAATAAGACCGCTGTTGGATGGATTGCGTAAACAAAACAGTCCAGAGAGCTTTCGGAGGATTGAAGAATTGGAAGCTAAGATTGAAAGTAACTCGGAGCAGAGTCAGATGTTGACGGGGTTAATGACCAAAGGATACTTAGAACCTGCTCTATTCAATAAAGAAAAGAATTCACTAGCGGCAGAAGGTGCAAGGCTTCTAGCCGAAAAGGAGCAGCTCACTCATTCGACAAACGACAATCTTGCAAAAGTAGAGGAAGTCAACCGTCTGCTTAAGTTTGTTGCTAAATCAAAAATGCTCACAGCTTATAAGGATGAGTTGTTTGAAAATTATGTGGAGAAGATTATTGTTTATTCACGAGAGGAGATTGGATTTGAATTAAAGTGTGGAATTACACTGAGGGAAAGGTTGGTGAATTAGATGGGGCATACACCCTACGGATATAGAATTGAAAACGGAAAGGCTATAGTGGATGAAATGACAGCAGAGCAAGTAAGAAAGTTATATGCAGGATACTTGGAGGGTCTTTCTTTGAAGGAGGCTGCTAAAGAAGCTGAGATAAACTGTTATCACGCCACTGCAGGAAGAATGCTACAAGACAAGCACTACCTTGGCGATGAATTCTACCCTCCGATTATTGATGAGGAAACCTTCGAAAAGGCCATGATTGAAAAACAAAAACGAGCTAAAAAGCTCGGAAGGGTATGGGAGACAAGGGATAAGCCAGTGGTGGATTATAAAGTAAAGTTCAAAGTAAAACCCATGGAGCAGAAATACGATAACCCATACAAGCAAGCAGAATATGCTTACAGTCTGATAGAAAGTGAGGTGTAACATGTGGCGGTAAGTAAAAATGTTACGGTAATTCCGGCAATTAGGCGAGTCGGATACATTAATAATAGTGAAAGCAAACCCAAAACACGAGTAGCTGCTTACTGCCGTGTTTCAACGGATAGTGATGAGCAGGCTTCAAGTTATGAGGTGCAGATTGCTCATTACACAGATTTTATAAAAAAGAATTCGGAGTGGGAATTTGCAGGTATCTTTGCAGATGACGGTATCACAGGAACCAATACAAAAAAACGTGAAGAATTTAATCGTATGATTGAAGAGTGTATGGCAGGAAATATAGATATGATCATTACAAAGTCCATCAGCCGATTTGCAAGGAACACTTTGGACTGTGTGCGTCCGTAA